CCGACCATTTTTTTCTTTCAGCCAATTTCAAAAGTTTTTCGTGAACTTCTGGGGTTAAATAAATTGTTGTACGCTTCATAGTGAATCATTTTGATGCAAGATACATCATGTTATAACATTTTCCAAATAATTAGTGTAACGTTACGCTTTACAAAGTTTTCTATTAGGAAACAAAAAACCTCCTTTTTAGGGGAGGCTTCGCATAAGAAATTGAACACTTTTATCTGATATTCTTTATGTAATTGGCTAATTGTTCGTCCTTTCTTAAAACATTATCTCTCAAATCCAAAACCCTTTTACCGTATAATGGATTCTTCCTCATGTCAATACCTTCTTTTGGTAATGGAACTCCGTATATGCTTTGCATTGCAAAACCGTGGTATCCTTTTTCTGTGTTGGGTGTAATCTTACCTAACCCATTGTATGTTTGCATCCTTGTTGCAGGGTCTTTTATTCCAAGTCTATCTGCGTATTTCATCTTTGACATATACGCTCTAGCAAACATATCGTATTCATCTTTAACTCCCTCTTCTTCTGTATCCATCTTTGTTGGAATGTCGTTTATTATTTCATTATCAGACATTTTTATTTGTCCTAATCCTTCTCCTTTTTTATTTAAACCTGTTTCCTGAAGTGATACTGATAATAAATCGTATGGGTCTAAATTGTATCTTTTAGCTGCTTTTACTATTCCGTATATATCTTTTGAAGGATACTTTCCGCTTACTAAATCCCTGTTTGGGTTTATTGCTTTACCTGTTGTGGCGTTTACTTTTCTATTATCTTTTAATTCGTAATCTCTTGGCATTACAAGTCCTTTCTTTGCAACCGGTGCTGTAGGTGTAACGCTAAATACTTTTTTAAGAAAATCCATTATTGGATTGCCTTCGTTTTCGCTATGAATTGTTTCTGATATTGCGTCTAACTCTGCCATTATTAAGATTTTTTATGTCTATTTGCAAACATTCTTGCTTGTGCAATTGAGCTAAATCCCCATGCTTTTAATGCTAATGCTTTTCTTGTAGGTTCACCATTTGGTTTTTTCATTGCGCCTTTCATTCCGGCAAATCTTGCAGCAAAAGAAACCCTGCGTGGATTGACACCTGACTTTACTGGGGCTTTTAGGTTACCTCCGGTTTCGGCATTATATGATGCTCTGCCTTTTTCGTTCAGTCCTCCTTTCGGATTTTTGCCTTCTGCCCTTGTCCAAGCTGGTGTCTTACGCATTACTTTTTTTCTTTTGCTTTAATCTTTTTTTCTTGCTCAAGCATTTCTTTTGTTGGCTTTTTACCTGAACCTGATTTAGCTCTGATATTATTCCAAAGGCTATTCGCAACTCCTAGTTTGTTTAATTTCCCTTTCATACCACTAAATTAAGGATTTCCTAATATATTTGGTTCATTTTTTGTATCAATTATATCAATAAGTGGCTTTCCACCGGTGTCTATTATTTCAACTTCTTCTCCGGCAAGCATAGCGTCTATTGTTTCCTCTATGATTTCTCGCTGTTCTGGGGTCAATAGGGCAACTTTCTCGTTAATGGCGGGTACTGCAAAGACATCGCTTAAAATCTCCTTCTTTATGCCATCTCTGACCGATTGTGTTATATGCGGATGGGTTATGGTATCCTTAAATATCCAATTAATCTTGTTTACATGGCTTAAGAATAACCTTGCACCACTTGATTCAGGGTATTGTCTAATAAAGTCATCGTAATGTTCTTTTGCCATTTTTAGATGCTGAATAGCACTTACTATATTTGCTCCGTTCATTTATTAAAGTTTAAATGCTTGTATTCTAGTTCTTGTAAAAATGTTCTTGCTTTGAGAACTTTTGCCTTTGCCTTCTCAATCAATTCTTCGTTTCTGTAAACTGGGAATAAAAGCACTCTTTCTTCTAATGGAGCATTGGAGAATATCATGTTCTTTTCTTTCTCATTCCATTCTTTTATAAATTCAGGTGACTCTTCACTAATAACATCCATCTTTCTTAATAAAGAAAACTTTGCAGAATTTCTAATATGCTCCGGGGTGTCAATCAAGCAATAAGCAACGCAAGCTTTTTCTAATCCTAATAAATCCATGTATCCGTTTACTTGTGCCTCGTATGTTGAATCTAATTTATCAGGTATATTTGAAAGGAATGTAATCCAATCCCAGCTTGACTTTGTATCATATACTATTTCGTCAATAACATCAGGAGTACCTATAAAAAAATCATTACTAAATACTTCAGTATTTTTACTTAACGGTCTTTTTATTGTAAGTGATAACATATCTATTGCTTCCGGTTCTACTGTATTGCCTTTGTCTGTGTATTTGTTATCAATCTCTTTTTTAAACCCGTATTTTTTATTAGCATACACTTCTATCAAATGCGTCTTTGCTGTTTTAGAAAGTTCGCCAGATTCTTTATCTGCCTTTGATATAGGTTCGGTTAATAATTTACCAATGCTACTGCAATGGATAAGTGTGTTAAAGAATTCCATTATTTTATGCTTTTTAATTTTTTGTTATAATGTTCTAGTAATTCCGGATTGCTTTTTGACATCAGCTCCCAAGACTTTAGCTCTGCTCTTGTTTTACAAGCATCTATAAATTCTTTAGTTTTTTCAGTTAATGTTTTCTTTGATTGGGTTGGAATAGTTTCTACTTCAATTTGGTCTTCATAGAAATAACCTAAATCTTTTAGTTTTGCTACATTTTCTTTATGATATTCTTCCACTAATAATTTAGCGGTTTCTAGTGCTTCTTTAGCATCTTCTCCGGCGTTAATAGCCACTTCTACGCCAATCTTTTCTGAAGCGTAATTTCCTAAATTAAATGTTCTTTGATAATTGATTACTTGGATGTGCATAGCAATTTGTGTGTTTTTAAAAACTGGTAGCAATCTCATCATTAATTGCCTTTCTTTTTTATGAAAGAGCTTAAGTGTAGAAATTGCGTACCAATTAGGGGATTTTGATTTTTAGTTGAAGCCTATCTAACTCTTATTACTTGTGTTGTGTTTTCAATGACTTTTATCTTAAAGATTTTGTCTTTGTGGTCTTCTTTTCTTTTTAGATTTGAAATCATTACAGCAATAGATGTATATGGGTTAGTAAATTCAATAATCTCATTCACTTCTAGCGTAGAAACCTTACTAGAAACTGAATCTGGGTTAATGTGTCTTGCCATTTTTGATAATTTTTAACAAAGTTAAGTTAATTATTTTAAATTAAAAAACTATTTTTAAATTAATTTTGTTGCCTAATAGGGAAACTTTTGTTACCAAAACGGGAACTTTGTTTCTTATCTGCATGAATATTCTGAAAAATTCATGCAATAATTAATAAATTGGCAATCTAAAAACTTGACAAATTCGGAAGTGAAACTCGGACAATATCCGAATTAGTGTCACCAGTTTATATAAATATGTGACAAAGTGAGGGGTAATTCGGTTATATCTTGTAACATATAAAAGGTAAAAATGTTACAAAATAGGTGCAAATGAATATAAATGGGCGCAAAGTAGTAATAATACTACCCTATTATCAAAAGATGTAAACTCTGCAAGTTTTGATAATTGAAATGTCCGCTATAATCGGACAAACCACTAAATTTAATTTTTAGTAAAGCTATTACTTGACTAATTTTAATTTACTCAATGGAGTGAGTAATTTTACTCAATCAATAAATATTCATATATCAATCAAAATGAGCCGTAAATGAGCGATAAGCGGCTCAATATTGAGCGATAAAGTGCCTTATAAAGCACAAAAGCATATCAGAATGTGCATTTTATGACGCATTATGCACTCATTAGTGTCAAATAATGCACTTTATGGTGGATATTTTCATCGCAAATCCGCCAAACCCTTATAAACATTCGCTTTAGCGAAAAAATTTTCCAGAACACTTGGAAGGGGAGGGGGTAACGCCCAGAATCAGGGGGCAGTCGAGCGGAAGGGGAAGTCGAGCAATTCGAAGGGCGGGGGGTTCGGTTTTGGTTTTCGGATTCGGTTCATGGCGTGGTATAATTAATATGTTCCCGACCTACATACAAAGTAGTATGGTATTGGGTTTGCTATGTGTTAGCGGATTGATGAAGGGGTGATATGTTACACGCAATTATTGAGCGGGAAACTTGCTACGATATAGTGTTAAAGTTTTAACAAATGATTAACTTTTGTGTTGATTGTGGTATGGATTAGGGGGAGTAT